GCAACTTTGCAGAGTGGCAATGTTGCTCTGGGTGGCTTCAGGCTGAAGGTTGCGGGTGAGTGGAAAGATGCGATGGCTTTTGTGAAGGTAACTGGCACTTGGAAGAGTGCAACACCGTTCGTTAAGGTTGGAGGTATTTGGGAATGATGATCACACTAAGTCAGGTAAAACCATGCCAGTGAAAGATACAATCCAATCACGACGAGGTAGCTCTGCACAGTGGAGTGCAGCTAATCCGATACTTGCGGACGGGGAAATCGGCTACGACAGTACGACGAAGCAGATCAAGGTCGGGGATGGGGTGACGGCTTGGAATACGTTGGCGTATGCGGATGACTCCACTTTAACTTACTCTCAATTCCTTTCTGCTGTTTCGCAAGCCGTCGTCTCTATATCTTCTGGATCATACACCGTTCCGAGTGATTCAACAGTTATTGCTGATGTACGAGGTTTGACGCGTAATTGGGTTGGTGGAGTTTTTGTAAAAGACAACACGGCAACTATAGACGGAGGATGCGTGATCGCTAATACCGCGGGCGATAAATACGTTCGTCAATGGGACAAAACCAATGCAGTCCCAGAGTTTTATCGTTTAGGAGTCGATTCAATTTTCAGCGATACGGACGCTATCAGTCGAGCTTTGTCTCAACTCAATAACGGAGGGAAGGTACATCTACAACGAGAAAAAACATACATTGGCGAGACGGTTGCGATTGGAAAAGGGTGCACGATAACAGGCGGAACGATTAAACGAGCACAGCTTGTCCGCACTACCTTAGCGGCTAATGCTTCAGTTTCAGCGACATCGATAACGGTCACAAGTGCGGCTGGCTTCCGTATCGGCATGTACGTCCAAATTGCTAGCGGAACAGCTTATGCAGACCTAGCTACAAACGATTCAACCAATTTTTCGATTACAAACATTGTCGGAAACGTCATCACGTTGAACCAAGCGATCCAGGTAGCAAAATCATCTGGGGCTAGCGTGTTCCAAATTGCAGACCAGTTAAGCTATTCCGGTGCAATCGACGCAAATGTGGATTGCAACGTCTACCTGGATAACGTGACTTTCGACGGAAACGAATCCCAAAACGCTATCTCTCGCTCGTGGACCGTAAATAATCTAGGTGTGTTTTCTAGTCGTCTGCAAAACTTCAGGGTAAATGGTTGCTTGATAATCAACCAACCAAGTGAATGCTTTACCATCGCTACACGTGCGTGGTTTACAGACTGTTACTTCAATAACGTCTGGGGGTCATGTATACACGGTAGTGCAGCCAATTTAGCCGATTACGAACCGGGAGGAGTATGGATCAATAGTTGTTATTTTGAAAACGTCTGTAGATCCACAGCAGCAGAAAACGGACACAGCACTGAGTTAGGTGTTTATACACAATCGCAGAACACGCAGCATGTTGGTTTCGATGACTGCGTGCTGGAGGATACTAACAACGGATACATTGTTTCTGCTGTTTCCAATTTGCTTTCTATTACCAGATGTAGGGCAAAAGACTGTAAAGGGATTGCGTTTGATGCGAATAGAACAACAGCGCTAGATGGCCCGATTGTAGTTGATAATCAGTTTCAGGATTGCGGAAACCTTACGATAGGCGGGGCAGGTGACGTACCAACAAACATCGGGGTTCGGATCACCGGAAATGTTTTTGTCAACACAGCAATTCGAGCAGTCGGGCTAGTCGATAGCTTGATTGGTCACAATACCTTTCGATTCAACTCTACCTATCAAACAAATCGCACCAGCGGATACTGGCACAGCCTCGGTGTTGATACTGCATTGCTAGTCGGGTACGAATGCGATGTTATCGATAACAGCATTGAAAACGAATCAACCGCGTCAGCATCTCTGGAGTTTGGTGTTTATCTCTACGGATTTGCTGCCAATCCTCTAGCGTTGCGATGCGACGAAAACAGAATCGTCGGATTCAAAACATCTGTAAAAACGCTGGACAATACTCCAGGTTCACCGTGGAGAAATTCGATAAGCCGAAACCAGATAACAATCCCTGTGATTGCTGGAAACCGTTTTGGCATCGATTGTACCTTGTCGGGCACTGAGATCACAGACAACCAAATATACTCGGCCAGTAGCGCGAGCGTTGTCGGAATACGTGCTGTGGGAGTTGACACCGATACGACTCCGACATTGATTGCAGGGCAAATCAAAAACAATAAGGTTGTCGGGTGTGTAACCTGGCTTCGAACTTCTTGGTTCGATAACATTATTGATGGGAACATTTACGACGGAGCTTATGATTGGTTGTCGGGATCAACTAGACAGCGGCATGGAATCAACCAAAAGATAGATACGATTTCTGGTACTCGGTTACTGACTATCGGGTTAGGAAATGGATCACTAATCAATGGTGTATTAACGATGAATGCGACAGGGGGCGGATCTCTTGCTTCTCCGGTCGTCGCTGGCATGAAGATGTACTCATCGGATGGTGCCTACGCTATCGGTGAAATACTAGCCAGATCACAAACTTCCGATCTGGTTCAGTCTAGGCTTGCGTTTCGTGCTGCTTCTAATGTTGTGACTCCAGTCTTAAACGATGATGTTGTCATTGATGGAGTTCGCGGAGACGTAACGATTCGAGGATCAGTTGGAGTTGGATCTATAGCTGATGGGTCCGCACCAAATTCAACTATCTACTACTCGACTACACAATCGAAACTCGTTTATAAGAATTCAGCAGGAACGGTCAATGTGCTGTATTAGCCCCCCCATGCCAAAAGGTACTTCCATGCATCAATCAATACCAATCGCGACCGAAGGCCTCGAAAACTAAACACACAGTCCGTCAAATAGATTGAAAAATCATGGGGGTCAGGGGGGATTTGCAGCTTTTGGAGATGGCCGTGCGGCGAAGATTCAACATCGATACGGAAAAGGCTGCAAGAGAAATCAATGAGTTGATGAGCGATCCAGATCCTAGAGTTCAATTAAGAGCTTTGGGTATTGCAGCGTTAATGGAGTCGATGAACCAAAAGGACGAACACAAGGTTATAGATGGTCAGCTTACAGCCAGAGACAGTGAGTTATCTCGCATCGCTTCCGACCTTGGAATTGACCCGCGTCTTATCGTTGATGGATCAGCAAAAACAGATAGCGGCGTTGGTAGCGTTGAGGGATGTACCGTCAAGGCGGCAAAGTGAATCTAGCCGCGACATCGAACGCAAGCGCGAAGCACGCAGCGAGTCTGCACGCGTAATCATTCCAAAGATTGCGGACATCGTTCGTCGTGAAAAGTGCTTAGCCGATCCAGAACGGTTCCTGCGGACTTACTTCAGTTTAATCTTTTACAATCCGTTTGCAACGCATCACTTGGCAATGATAGACGCGATTTACGAACGCTGTTTCAGTGGTGGAGATAAAGCGGTAGCAGCACCTAGAGGTGACGGCAAGAGTCAAGTAACGATCGGCATGGTCGCTTATGCACTTGTTGCAACTCCGATTAGGTTCCCTGTCTTTATTGCACAGACAACAAAGAAAGCATCAAAGTTGTTCAAGCAATGCAAGACAAAGTTCAGCAACGAACGCAAGTTCCCTGAGTTCTTCGCAGACTTTCCAGAGATAACAGCTTGCGTTAAAGCACTAGACGGTGCACCACAGCGTGCAGCGAAGCAACACGTTGACGGACACAAGACCGACATCATTTGGAGTCAAGAAAAGATCCGGCTACCGTTTGTGCCTGGCTCGCCGTTCGGTGGCAAGCTATGTGTCTACTTCGGACTCGATGCGGCAATTCGAGGTGAAGGCGACGACGAGGACAGGCCTGACTTGGCAATCATCGATGATCCAGAAACGAGAGACGTTGCGTTTTCACCAACGAATCGACACGAAGATATTGAGGACATGATCGACAGCGACGTTGCGGGCTTAGCAGGTCCAAACAAACGAATCAGCCGAGTCGTCCTAACTACTATTCAGAATCGAAAATGCTATTCGTATCGAGTCACATCCAGACAGCACAAACCTACATTTGCAGGTGATCGATACGGCATCTTATCAAGCTGGCCTGAACGTGAAGACTTGTGGGACGAGTACATTGCACTTCGTAAAAAGGCACAATCGGAAGGTGACAAAGACGGCAAGCTAGCTACGCAGTTCTACCGAGACAACTATGAAGCGATGAATCTCGGTGCTGTCGTCACGAATCCTCATAGGTTCGTTTCGGAATTAGATGAGAACGGCAACCAGTTAGAGCTCGACGCACTTCAAGCGTTCTACAACAGAGTATCAGACTGGGGATTAGATCGTGTCTTGGCAGAGCTCCAAAACGAACCAGCGGAAGAGGAAGAACCGGAAGGACTAGGTTTACTACCTGGAACAGTCGCTTCTCGCATGAGCGGTTTAGCACACGCCGAAGTACCCGCAGGCTCGCGAGTGTTCTTTGGTTGCGACGTTGGCAAGTACAAACTCGACTGGGTGAAGATCGCTTTCCACGGCAATTGCGTCGGACACGTTATCGACTACGGAGAATGGAGCGTCATAGGCACCGACACACGTAGCAGCGACGAAGCGACAGAGATAGCGATCCTACGAGCACTCCACGAGCTAAGACGGTACGCACTAGCACAGAACCGACCAGAGTTCGGCTTTGTAGACTCAGGAGATTTTACGAACGCTGTCTACGAGTTTGTCCGTCAAACAGGTGCACCATTCGTAGCTTCGAAAGGCCACGACGATGGCCGCATGAACTACACCGGAGAGAGTTCTGAGAAGCGTCGATTCTTCGACGAGTGCAGAGCGGATTTTCAATTGGAGCAGCGTCTGTGGTTGTACCACGTAAACGCACACAAATGGAAATCGGAAGTTCAGCAACGCTTCGCAACGAACACATTCGACGAAGCCCACACATTCAACGACGGGAGTTTATCGGTATGGAGTACGAAAGATCCGAAAGAGCACTTGCAATACGCTCAGCAGATTTGCGCGGAGGAACGGCAGGAGGTATTTATCGAAGGGAAAGGATTACAAAAAAAATGGGTCGTGAAAAGTCGAAACAATCACAAGCTAGACGCGACAGCTCTAGCGATTTGCGCGGCAGCTTGCATGGGAATCAAGGTGATACCTCGGCAGCAACCGATCCGACAGCAGATTCGCAAGCCAGAACCGAAACCGTTCACGGACCAATATGGTCGTCCGTTTCTAGCGAGCCAGCGGTGACAGTACCGATCGAATCGTACACGCAGACACCGGAACCAAAAGACGATCCGTTTGTTGTCGTGTCGTATCTGGAAGTTCCTTTGCTGCAAAACATCTTCGACGGATACTACAGTGAGCGAGTTGATTGCCGTCTGGATTCTAACCAAAAAAAGACATTACGTTATCTGCAGTTTGGATTGCAGGCACGCTACGCAAAGCTGAAGAACGGCAAGGAAGTAGCGAATGGTCAGGATGCGATCAAGTGGCTACTGGAGAACCTGTAGAATCGGCAAAACCGTTTTTCCGCAAACGGTAACAAAATAGGTGCTATGGCATATCGTTTTTGCATGCCAGCACCAACAATCGATGAAGTCATCGACACTCTTCTAGACAACGCAGACTTTGAAGCGGCTCAATCCGTTTCGAAAGCAGCTTCGTTTGTTACTGCGGCAACTCAATACTTTATCCTGACACCACAGAGCCAGTCTGACCAAGGCTCGTCGATGGCGATCAGCGCAACGCAAATCGAGAACTTGCTTAATCGGGCTCGTGCGTTCGTGTCTGCGAATCGTACAAACTCTGGCAGTTCCGTTCGATTCCTTTCTGTCTCTGGAGGATTCCGGTGATAAAGAGAGGTCCAAAGAGTCTTCAGTCTACGTTTGACGACATCCGTGCTGACTATGAAATGAGTCGGTCGAGTCGGTTCGTTCGACGCAGAACCGGAGTAGCACCACAAGGGAGCGGTCCTGATTACCACTTCCGCAGCGAGTCCAAGTATTACGACGCAATCGAACAAGCTCGCGACATGGATCGCAACGATGCTGTAATAGGTATCCTTGCCGATCGCAGAGTAGATAACATCGTCCAAAGCGGTTTCAAGCTAGATCCGAAGACTGGAGATAAAGGTCTGGATTTGGAACTATGGAACCGATGGAACGAGTACGCAAACGATCCAGAACAATGCGACATCGCAGGAGAATCTACCTGGGCCGAAATCGAACGCTACTGTGCTAGAGCCGAATCAATCGATGGCGATATCGTTGTTACTGGAACCGAGGAAGGTTCGTTTCAGGTTATTGAGTCTCATTCGATTCAAACAAAAACAACCACGCAAGATACTTTTCTGGGAGTCACAACAGACAGATTTGGGAAAAGGACGCAGTACCACGTACTAGAAGAGTTAGACGAATTTGGAACCAAGGGTCAGTCAAATCCAATTGACGTTAGAGATTCCAACGGAAGACGGCAAGTTTTCCATGTCTACAACCCCAAGAGAGTTTTGCAAACCAGAGGTGTTACGCAATTAGCACCCGTCTTTGCATACGCAGGCATGTTAGAAGATATCAATTTTGCAAAGCTAGTACAGCAGCAAGTCGTGTCGTGTTTCGCTATCTTCCGAAAGCAAGGTTTGACTCCAGCGATGCAAATGGCAGGATACGGAGAATCCTCGATTGAAACAACTCCAGCGGGAACTCGTCAAATTGAAGGCGTTAGCCCTGGCATGGAGATCATAGGCAACCCTGGTGAAGAGTTAGAAGGGTTTTCTCCAAACGTTCCCAATAGCGGGTACTTCGATCAGGTCAAATTAATCCTGCAAGTCCTTGGAGTCAACTTCGGTTTGCCTCTTTGCTTGGTTCTGATGGATGGCAGCGAAACAAACTTCAGCGGGTGGCGTGGTGCTGTAGACGAAGCACGAAAAGGGTTCGTTGCCGATCAGTTGAATCTAGTACGACGACTCCACAAGCCTGGCTATGAATGGTGGTTATCTCGTCTAATCGAGGACGACAAAGAGATTCGCAATTGGTCACAGAAACCAAAGGTAAAGATCTACAGCCATAACTGGAACTTACCAACCTGGAGCTACATAGAGCCAGTCGCAGACGCAGAAGGTGATGCAACGCAGCTTCGCAACGCACTCACAAGCCCACGAAGGCTGCACAATGCACGCGGTGGTGACTGGGAAGAGACAGCGGACGAGATTGTCGAAGATAACTTCTACGCAATCGACAAGGCCGCAAAAAAGGCTGATGAGTTCAACAAGTCTAACCCAACAAGCCCACCGATTAATTGGCGTGATCTCATGCCGTTGGTCATGCCAGCAGGACAGACGATATCTCTACAAGATCCAGCGTTGATGGAGTCGCAGGCAGCTAGTGCAGCATCGGAGTCTGGCGAACCAGTACCGACAGGTGAGTTTGCTGGTATCAGCACATTGCAATGGAATCGCAATCGCAAGGCTATTCAGAAAATTTTGCAGGAGCTTGCAAGCGGTCAAACAAGCGAGGCCGCAGCACGAGTTTTTCTAGGTGGTATCGGTCTGACCGAAACCAGCGTAAACGCATTGATCGCAGACGCAATGGATGGTGCTGTAGAAACACCGGAGGTGCTCGCAGATGTCTAACGAGATCACAATCGGAGAGATCGGAAGCGAAGGAACAACCGCAATGGATGTTCGCAGCTTCCTAGCTAATTGCGATCCGATGAAGCCGATTACGGTACGAATCCACAGTGAAGGCGGCGAAGTATTCGAAGGCTTCGCAATGTACGACGCTTTCAAAAACTACACAGGGCAGAAACAATGCGTGATTGAGTCCGCAGCGTTCTCGATTGCTTCTTATGTCGCTATGGCATTCGATCAAGTTGAGATTGCCAGCAACGGCTATTTGATGATTCACAACCCCTGGTCAGTAACCGAGGGTGACGATGCAGAACACGCAAAGAATGCAATGCTTCTAGCGAAACTTAAAGAGTCAATGGTTGGTGCCTACACTGAGAAAACTGGCAAGAGTGCAGACGACATTTTGAGCGTTATGAAGAACGAAACATTCTTCAACGCTCAAGAAGCTTTAGCGTTTGGTCTAGTCAACTCAATCGCTAATAAACCAGTGCGAGCCACAGCGTTCGCACGTAAACGAAACATGCCGCAACGTGTGTTTGCTTCGTTGTTCGAAGCAGACGTTGATGGCAACAAGGAACCGCTACAAAGGAGAAATACCATGAGCGATTCGCAACCCGTTGCCGCGACGATTCAAGAAATCAAGCGAGCATTCCCAAAGGCGAAAGCCGATTTCATTGTGAAGTGCATGGAGCAGCAAATGCCTATGCCGCAAGTTGCTGCCACAGCAGTCGAAGAAACGATGGCCGAAAACGATTCCCTCATGGCTCGAATCTCTGCACTTGAAACAGAGATGGCAGCGATGAAGGCCAAGGCTGCTGTTGAAGTAGAAGTTGAGCCAGAGATGCCTGTTGAGGAGCCTGTAGTTAAAGCTAAGTCTGGCGTGGCTCCAGTCGCAAAGGCAAAGTCTGTAGGCGGTGTTTCGGCAAAGGCTCGATGGTCCGATTTGATTCAAGCCAAAGTTGCTTCCGGCTACGCTAAGAGCAAAGCAGTCGTCGCAGTCAACAAAGAAAACCCAGGACTACGCGAGCAAATGCTTGCTGAAGTCAACTGCTAAACCAAACAACAACTTTAAAGTTAAAGGAATAGAAAATGAGTCAATACGTTGACAGCAACACAAAAGCGTTCACCGCAGCGGGAACGATCAAGCAATACGCACGCGTAACACTCGGCAGCGGTGGCACGATCACGGAAGCAGGACTTGCGGTTAAGGATATCGGAACCGCAATGGAACCCGCAGTAAGCGGTGACGTTATTAGCGTTCGGCTAAGAACTGCGACGGGCACTCATAAGATGATCGCTATTGAAGCTCTTGCAGCAGGCGCAACTCTGTACACAGAATCTGACGGTAAAGTTCAAGACACAGCCGCCACAACTGCTTTTCAAATCGGCACAGCACTCGAAGCGGCAACCGCAGACGGTGACATTATTGAAGTACTTTACAACGCTCACGGCGACACCGCAGCGTAACCAAACCCCAGGCGTGACTTGGGCGGCGTTGGAGTAGCTACCAGCAAAGCCCGGTCACTTTTAATCAGTAGTTTGTTTTGCCTGGGGAAAGGTAAAGCAAATGCCAACATCAGTTACAAGTTTAGCAACACTAAGACCAGACTTAGCGGCAAGTTTCGAAGCGTTCGATCTTGAAGCAGAAAAGGCTGGCTACATCGCACGGAAGGTTTTAACGACCGTTGACGTAGCTTCGCAAGCAGGAAACTTTGGAAAGATTCCTCTTGAACAATTATTGCAGCAGCGCGATACAAAGCGTGCTCCAGGTAGCGGGTACGCTCGCGGCAATTTCACTTTCGACGACTCGACTTACTCCTGCGAAGAGCACGGAGCAGAAGAGCCAATCGACGATCGCGAAGCAAAGATGTATGCAGAATATTTCGATGCGGAAACGGTCGCTTCTCAAAGGGCATACAACTCCGTTTTGGCTAACGCTGAAAAACGAGTTGCTGATGCTATTTTCAACACCTCCACTTGGACAGGTTCCGCTCTAACGACGGACGTGTCCAGCGTCCCTTGGGCAACTATTGCTACTGCTAAGCCTTTGACAAACGTCGAAGCAGCAGTGCAAAAGGTTTACGACGGTTCTGGATTGTGGCCTAACGCTCTTGTTATCAACAAGAAGGTTTTCCGCAATCTTCGCAACACTCCTGAAGTTATCGACCGGATTGCTTCAAGCGGTGCTGGCGATCGTAACCTGGCAAGCGATGTTACTTTGCAGATGCTGGCTCAGGCGTTTGACCTTGACTACATCATCGTAGCAGGTGGAAGCATCAACAGTGCCAAGGAAGGTCAATCGGCTTCGGTTGGGCAAATCTGGTCAAGCACCTACGCAATGGTTTGCCGAGTCGCAACATCCAGCGATTTCCGTGAGCCATGCATTGGAAGAACATTCCATTGGGGTGCTGACGGTTCGAGCATTGACGGTGCGATTGAAAGCTACCGTGACGAAGTAGTGCGAGCAAATATCATCCGAGTTCGCCACGACGTGGACGAGGTGATTCTGTACGCACAGGCTGGTCACTTGCTGAAGATCGCCTAGTAATGCCAACCCGCTTCGAGCAGCACTTACGCAGGACTGTCGTACCAAATTTAGTGCGGCAGTTTGGCGAGTCAGCGGAATACTTTCCTTGCAATGGAGAGTCTAGAGCCATCGAAGTTTTGGTGATTCGAGATCCGTTGTCAATTGCTTCCGAAGTGGGTGAAGTGCTGGTAAATGCTCTTGTCGTTCGTGTCAAAAACGCAAGCGATGGGATTACGGCAGATGAGTTAGACACCGGCGGCGACAAGCTGCTAATTGCGTTACGAAGTGGTGGTGATACTTCACTTCGTTCCATTGTTCAACTGTTATCGGACGCTAATGGTTTTCTACGTTTGCTGGTGCAATAAATGGCTTACACAGTCATCGAATCCATAGCTAGAGAGATTGTCAGCAGGCTTGAGCAAATCAAGATTGCAAACGGCTATGCATTCAATGTGACAAGTGTTATACGGCCAAATCGCAACGCAACTTGGACACCGGAAGATAGGTTAATACTTGTCAAGCAAGGCGATTCGACAAAGAACGAATCGTTAAGCTGTCCAGGTAATCCACCAGCAATGGCATTCGACACCACGTTCGAATTGTGCGGTTTCGTTCGCACTAGCGACTTTTGCAGCAAAGAGTACGAGTCCATCGAAAACGATCGCGGTGCTCAGATTATCAAAGCGATCACGACTGAAGCCACCGACCCCAGCATGTGGTACACGTTCGCAAGTAACGCAATCATCTCTGACATTATAGAGGTCCGTTCGTTTGAAGAATCGGAAAGCCATAACGGTGTGATTGTGTCTCTGTCTGTCACTCACAGGCAGGACGAGAACAACCCTTACAACGTGAGGGCGTGAGATGAAAATCAACATCGATTCGCAATCGCTAGCCGCAGTCAGAAAGACGATTGAAAGCCTCGGTGCAAACATCAAGCGTGAGTTAAACGTTGCCGTCAACAAGACGGCAAGTCAAGTCAAAATCAAAGCAGCACGCAAGTTGAAAAGCGTTATTCCTGTGCCTGTGAAGGTGCTGAAGAAAGCAATTGCAGTAAGCAAGAAGTCCGACGTTGCGAATCTGACTTCTGAGATCCTGATGATAAAAGGCTATCCGATTCCTTTGCGGTACTTCGGAGCCAAGCAAACAAAAAAAGGCGTGACGTATAAAAAGTCAGGGCCAGATAAAGGACGCGGGAATTTACCTGGAGCGTTCATCGTTAATAGGTATCGCGGCAACGTTTACGAACGATCAAGCAAGCCACGCGGACCACTCGCACAACAAAAAGGTCCAGCACCAAGCAATTACTACCAATCCGCAGGTGTCACAGACCTAGCTCTAGATACAGCTCGCGACCAACTGCCCAAGCAGATCAATGAGCGAATCAGATTCTTAACCTTAAAAGCTAAAGGCCAATTGAAAGGCAAACAGAAATGACACTATTGAAACGCAAACGAGTATTGGCCGCAAAGATTGAAGCAACACCAGGCACATTGGATTTATTTCTCGCAAGCACTCAATTCAATGTCTACAACCTCATCGCACAGCAAGAAATCGAGTTAGAGTCCCGCGAGGCTCAAGGCGGTTTCGGGATGCTCAATTCTGTTGTTGGTGGGTACAAAGGACGCATCACGTTCTCGGTAGACTTCTCTTGGGACGGCACTGCAACCGAACCAGCGTGGGCCGATACGTTCTTGCCAGCATGCGGCTGGGTAAAGTCTGGACAAGTATTCACGCCACGAACGGAAGTGCCAGGATCGAACGTCAAGACGTTATCTATGGCAATTTATCAAGACGGAGTTGTCAAAAGCATGGCTGGATGTGCTGGTACGTTCACGATGAACACCCCGACTGGACGAACAGCCGTTTTTAACTTTGACTTTCAAGGATTATGGCAGCCACCATCAGACGGAACTTTAGGTATTGCCCCGATATATCCAACGGCTAAGGGATTGCGTTACGCATCCTCTACAACGACATGGGCAGGAACTGCATTGTGTCTGGAAAACCTGACTCTCGATTCGGGCAACACGATCATTATGAAAGAGTGTGCGTCAACTGTCTCAGGCTACGATCACGCAATGATTACGAATCGAGTAGTTACCGTCACAGGCAATCCAGAATCGAAACTTGTAGCAACACAAGACAGATTCGGTCAGCATCTTGCCATGACGGAAGACGTTTTGACTTGGGGGCTAGACGGTCCAACAAATTCAGTCGCGACGTTCTCCGCACCAAAGGCTCAAATCATTTCAATCACGGAAGCAGATCGAAACATGCTCATCACTGACGAAATCACATGGCAATGCAACCGAAACGGAAGCAACATTGACCAAGAAATTTCTCTTACGTTTACCGCAGCTACCTAATGCCAGTTTTCCTAGAACCGGATCAGTCTTTTCCGATCGTACTCGATTGCGACAAAGACAAACCCAAGGAGTCACAACCGACATTCCTCGTCAGATCGCAATCCATGCGAGGACAGCGAGAAGTGTTACGCGTACTCGATGCAGCAACAGACGCAGCCAACGAATCGCTGACTGTAAACGAAATGTTCGAAATTACGATCACCATGCTTTGTAAAGTCATGGTCGGCTGGAGAAACATGGGGAGCCATCAGTTCAGCCGCGAAGCAATCGAAGACATCCTGAGCTTTAACGAAGCGCGAGAACTACTTCGCAAGGTTGCGTACAACCAAGCAGTTCAGCACGAAGAAAAAAAAAGCTAAGACTAGCGGCAATGATTCGACAGGGCTTGCTCTGTCGCAACTGCACAATCAAGACATGCAAGGATAAAGGTACTGAGAGTGAACCAATTACAGTCGAGTGCCCAACTTGCAACGGCAACGGATGCGATCAGTGTAGCGATGGCTCTCTCGATGTCGTTGGCTGTCCTAACGTGCAATGCGGGGATGTTGCCTACGTTGCTCGTCTTGCTGACTTGTTTGAAAAAGGCATGCCACCTATTGCTGGTGGTGCTCTTGACCAGTCGGCTTGGTTCCTCGATGCCGTCTCTTTCCTCCGATCCGACGAAGCACAATTAAGGGCGAAATCAGATGGCGAGTGAAAGCGTAAAAATCCTGATTGAAGCCGAGGATTTGGCGTCTGCCAAGATCGCTCAGGCGTCGCAGAAGATCGAACAGAACGTTAAGAACATTAAGAGCGTTGGCGACAAAGCAAAGAAGTCTACGGAGTTTCTTGGTTCTATAGCGGGCTTACTTGGTGGCTCGGAGATAGCTGGATTCGCAAGCCAATTCGCAGGACTAACAGAAAAGGTTAGTCAGTTTTCCGAAGTATCGAAAGCTGGTGGTGCGGGTGCTCTTGCGTTCAAAGCTGGTCTAGTCGCTGCTGCTGGTGCTATTGCTTTTTCTATCGGTAACGCAATCGGGAACGCAATCTTCCAAGTGGAGAAGTGGAACAAGGAGATTGAGAAAGCTACCGAGCGAGCCAACGAACTCAAACAGGCAATCGCTTCTGTAAATCAACTTCGTTTCGACGACAAGACGGTAGATATCGAACTGATTAGAGATCCAGAGGAAAAGAAAGCAGCATACCAGGATTTGCTTGCTGAGTTAAAAACAAACTTAGTCGGCGTTGAACAACAAGCGAAGCAAAGCGAAAAAGCAGCCAAGGAATGGGGAGAAGCTTGGCAAATAACTGGAGACAGAAAAGGATTCGCGAAGATGGCCGAAGAAGAGGCCAAGAACGATCGCGAACGACTGAAAGCACTTCAAGAGCAAGCGAAGGAAGTAGAGCGCATTCTTGGCATTGAAACGGAAAGAGAAGCAAAGCAAAAAGAAAACAAGTCAAAAGATTTTATAGATTCGTTGCGAGAACAACTTGCACTTGAAAAAGCAATCGGAGACCAGCGTTTTGAACTCGAAGCACAGAAGACCGCAGTTGGTGCAGACGTTGGCGTGGCTGCGGATTTGCTAAAGCAGATCGAGGCACAAAAGCAACTCGTCGAAGCCGACAAGAAAGCCGCACAAGAAAAAGAACAAAAGATCAAAGAGGAAGAAGCAAACCGCAAGCGCATCATCGATCTCATCGCTAACGAGAACACGAAGAACCAAGAGCGTCTTGTCCTGCTCAATAAAGGCACCGAAGCGGCGAAGGTATTCAGCCTCGTCCAGCAAGGTGTAGCACAAACCGAAGCGGAACGACTTGCCGCGGAATCCGAACGAATCAGCAAGCTAGAAAAAGACAAACAGAACCGAGAGGAAGTCAACAAAACTCTGATGCAGCCGCAAGAGGCTTTCCAGTCTCGTTTCCTAACTCGCGGTCCAATGTCAAATCCAAACGAGCGACTGGAAAAGGAAGCTGAGAAGCAAACCCGACTTCAGGAAGAACAAAAGAAACTATTGGAGTCGTTGCGTGAAAACACAAAGCCACGACCAGTCAACGTCAAAGATGTGCGATTGGAGGTAGTCGGTTAAATGCCAACAGTCAATCCAGCTATCAAGATGTGGTCGAACCAGTCTTCCAACGCAACGACATCCGAGAACTTCCGCAAGCTTGAAGTCACTTTCTCCGAGACGTACCAGATCACGACTTCCGCAGACGCGGGCGAGCTTGACGTTTACACGCAGGCCGGATTGCCTGGAGTGGCTCAACCCTACCCAGGATTCCCGTTCGTTGTCGCAGAGGGTGCGCAACTCCAGCGAGTGTCTCCGATATTCTGGCTGGCCACAATTGAATACCGTGGAGAGATTGGAGGCATCGCACAAACGAGCGGAGGCAGCGAGCCATCGAATCCTACGTCTCCACTCTACGCACCTCCACGCATCACATGGGACGATGTGGAAACCTCAGAAGACATCGACGTTGACTTCGACGGAGATCCGATCACCAACACCGCAGGGCAACCCGTAAAAGGTGTTAAAGCTTTGTTCTCCGATCAGTTGCTGACGGTAACGCGCAACTTCTTGGTATTCAACACCTACACGCAAGCAGTCTACAGGAGATCGGTAAACTCCGACACGTTCCTAGGTTGGCCACCAGGCACCTGTAAACTGATGAAGTTGTCAGCACAGAACGTTATCACGCAATCCGCAGGTGGAAACGAGCCATCCTTTGGCTACTGGACCGTTACGGGTGTCTTTCAATTTAGATTTCCGTACAACACGACACCGGATAAAGCTTGGTACGCTCGATACGTCAGCATGGGCCTAAAGCAACGGGACAGCGCTGGAAAGCTTGTGGAAGTCACAGACGATAACAATCACGTGACGACTACTCCGCAGTATCTCAACGCTAGCGGACGACAAATTAAAACACCGGCAGGAACAACACCAACACCGTATTGGATCGAAACGAAACTATACGGTTCATTACCTTACAACGCACTAGGATTAATCTAATGGCAAATTTAAGTCAAACCCCCGCGAACGTCGCAATGGCAGGGCCTGGACGGGTCAGAGTGGTACAGGTCGGTGAAGCAGTCACGCAAGGGCAACCCGGCTACTTGCTAACCTCTGATGGAAAGTACTATCAAGCGGACGCAAACGTATCTGCTGTCGTAGCTGGTGCTGTTGGTATCTTCCTGACTCCAGCCTCTACAAACGGGTACTCTGTGTTTGCAGAAGGTGCAGGCTTAACGCTTAACCTTGGTGCGACTTTAGTGCGTGGTAAAACGTACACCGTAAGTGCAACGAAGGGAGCAATCTGTCCAGTCGAAGATTTGACCACAGGTGACTTTCCTTGTTTGATTGGCACCGCAAACACGACTAGCACGATCATCACGCTATTCAGTGCCGTAGGCGTTGCAATCTAATCATGTCCGAAACTTACAGCGTTCTAAAGCCAGCGTTCGCAGACAAGCTAATTGAGCTCGTCCGCTGGTGGGAACGCTTGCCAGATTCACAATCGACTGACACGGTAACTCCGCCGACACCGATATTTTTCCGAAACGATTCAGGCTTTACGATTCCACCGTATGCGATCCTGCAACCGACTGGCACGTTTGAATCAGGTGTCTTTACCTACGTTACTGTCGGTCGTCCAGTCAGTGCCAGCGGTGCTTTTGTTCCGTTGTTCAACGGACCTTTTGCAGTTGCAAACGGCGAGTACGGAACCGCACAAGATGGTCCTGTTTTTACTGCTACGACAGACGGAAGTAGCTTCAGCGCAGGAAACTCCATCGGTTGGACAAACGGCTCGTTCAATGTTTCGTCTGGTATTGGATTGATCTACCTTGGGCCAACGGATGTTGTAACGAACGGTTGCTATCTTTCCATGTCGTTTGGCGGCGGAGGAATGGCAAGCCGTCGCAACTGGCTAGGGACTTTAACACTCGGCTACGATGGTGTTGTAGGTGGCTTTTGGGTGACACCGACAAAAGCACTAGACGGAGTTTTGCCGACAGGTAGTCAATGGGTCGTCAATCTGTACAAATGGGACTACGGAGCACTTGGTGCAGTCGTTCGTGTCGAGCAAGATGGCGGACGCTGGATACCACTACAACAAGAATACTCATGTCCTCCAGACTCGCCACCGTCTGAGCCGCTTGGTGCATGCAACTACTACGATCCTGAATCTGGTAGCGTCTGTGCAATCATGACAGAGGCAGCTTGTGATTTACAAAGCGGAGGAACGTGGACTGAGGGAGGAACGTGCTAAGTGCCTCTTCCTGCGTCTATAGCGTGTTGCTGTGATAGTTCCAGCAGTTCTCCATCGAGTAGTTCTTCGTCTAGTTCGTCACTTAGCTCTAGTTCGTCTAGCAGTTCGTCATCGTCAAGTTCGTCATCGAGTTCGTCATCGAGTTCGTCTAGCTCTTCGTCGAGCAGTTCGTCGAGCAGTTCCAGTAGCTCTTCCAGTAGCTCTTCCAGTAGTTCAAGTGCTCCTGTATTTGGAGGATGCTGTTTAGAAAACACCCCAGGAATTCCAGGATCTTTCCCTGGAGAAGTTGTCGTCCAAGTCTGTATCATAACTGACGAAGACAATATACCTATCGAAGAGTGCACGTGTACATATCTTTGGAACGGAACTGAATGGACTTTAGTTTCTGAGGATTGCGTTCCAGCATGATCTGTAAACACCTTCAAAAGAATCAGTGCGAGTTAGTTAATCGCTTAACTGGTAAAGAGATAACAGTACCATTCGCAGCGTGTGAACAGTGCAATAAAGAAAGCAAGCCACAGCAAGAAAACAAAGTCGTGTATGGTCTGGCTTTTCATCATGCGAACGAAAAAGACAGGCAGAAAATACTAGAGTTGTTGATACCTGGAACAAAAACGAAAACACAAGTCACGGAACTAGGTCCAGCTTTGTGGCGTGAGTTGTTTCTGACGATCGAAAGCCAATCACAACTTGAATACTGGGAGTCTCGAATCCCAAACTACCGATGCGGTGGGAAATGCAAAAGGTTTTACCTTGATTGGAAGAAAAACAATCCACCAGCGTTTCCATTATCTTTCAATTGGAAGTGGAAACTAAAGAACGCAGTCAACGCAAAGCTAGGTCAGAAGATCATGAGTCTAGACGACGCTTTTGCTTTTTGGTCATCACAAAGGGGCAATGATGTTTGAAAAGGTATTCGTTATTTCCTTAGACTTTAGACACGATCGACTAACGACGTTTCTCAATCAAGCGAAACTATTTTTCCCAGAGATCGAAGTCTGGAAAGCCGTTCACGGTGATACTTGCCAGCCTCCAGATATATGGTGTGCTGGAAACGGTGCATGGGGTTGTATGCGAAGTCATCAATCGATTCTAGAGCACTGTTTGAATAACGGCATTAGTTCCTATCTTGTATTTGAGGACGATGCAAAATTTGGTCCCAACTTTATGGATCAACTGAAAACATTCTACGACGAATTGCCAGACGATTGGCAACAGATTTATCTAGGTGGTCAATTAGTCCATGAGAGATCACACCCACCGTTGAAAATATCGGAAAACGTTTACCGTCCCTACAACGTAAATAGAACTCATTGCTTTGCCGTATCGAGTCTTGGGATGCTGCCAATCTACCAGCACGTTAGTAATCTGCCGTACCACAACACAGAGCACATCGATCACCACTTGGGACGGTGGCACGAAGATCCAGAAAGCAAAGTGTTCTGTCCTCCCAAGTGGATTGTCGGCCAAATGGGTTGTAGCTCCAACATCTCTGGCCGGGTTGAACCGATCACGTTCTTTACTGATCCAGTCGATTTGGCGTTGAAGCATAAACTTTACGACAACCCTGTTTGTGCTTACTATCGTGGTCCATCTGGACCGCTAAAGGCAGCAAGGCAACATCTATATTGCGGCAGAAGTCTCGATGCTCACGGATACGATATGGGTTTGTCGAATGCTTCCAAGTTCGCTAATCCCGTCCCTGCTATTTATCAGTGGTACAACTGGGTGCGGTCGGAGATTGTGAGAGGCAAGATGGACGCGATTCCTTGCTGCTACCATCCACGAATAAAGAAAGAGGATTTAGCAAAAGCCTGTCCGAATATCATTGAGATCGAAGACATTTCCGAATACCTGAAAGACAAAGTGTAATGTACGCAGAATTTCGCGGAGACTCGCTTTACCTCGCAAACGTGCTATCTCCTAAAGGACGAGGTGTCGAGGTTGGTATTCTGGAAGGTGACTTCTCAGAACATGCTTTAGGTATTTGGCCAACAGCGGCGGAGTATCGCATGGTAGATAGATGGCAAAACATCGAAACAGATTTCTACCAGCACACTGAAGAACGATTCGATCGTGTATCTCAAAAGTTTTCATCTCCACCTTACAACGTAGTGCGGAATGATTCTTTATCTGAAGCAAAGCAAACACCCGCACAGTATTTCGATTGGGTGTACTTGGATGATGAACACTCGTTCACGCATGTGTCGAAGGAGCTACATGCGTGGTGGCCAGCAGTTTCAGCGAATGGAATCCTTGCCGGTCACGATTACTCACACGAGCATTGTTGGCCGTTATGGATGCGGGTTAAAGATGCGGTGGATTTGTGGGCTAAAAACAATCAGCAAGCAATTTACCATAGCGTTGACTTCCAGGATTGGTGGACGATCAAATCGCAAACTGCAAAACCTGAAGACATCCTAGTACTGTCGGACAGCCATCAACAATGGGGAGCTAGGCAGCATGTTATCGAAAATCATTCTGCCTACTGCCAATACTGGGGGTATGAGTACAGGCACGGAGATCACTTTGTTCCTGGCTATGTTGGTCCGTGGATGAAAGTTTTTGCAATCTTAGACGCAATGGACTTGACCGACAAACCTTGGATCTGCTGGTTCGATGCTGATTTCGTTGTAACTGATTTTACTGAGTCACAACATAAGCATTGCCATTCGTGTTTTGAAATGATTCTTGGGGGAGTCCGCAACGCTTTCCATCCCAACGGCGGACCAAACACAAGTCACTGGTTGTTGAAAAACAATCAGAACAACAAAAAGATTCTCCAAGAGATTCTAAAAATGAAGCATTGGGCTAATCGGTATTGCTGCGAGGAAAATGCTTTAGATGAGCTATTGCACTGTCGCAGCCATCCATCGGTGTTGATGATCGACAGCCAGCAATGGTCTTTAGATCCTCGATTGATGGCAATGAAAAACCTAACGGAACCAAGTCCGTATCTGCACATTTCTAACGGTCACGGTTCGCTTCGAGTTGGAACAATCATAGAGCTGTGTGAGTTTGCAAAAAGCCGGAACCCGCAAAAGGAATGAACAACAATGACCCCACCGAAAACAGCAGCTAGAATCCTGGCCGAAGAGTTATGCGCGAAGTATCCAGACCACTCCAATTTAGGATTGGCAAAGAAACTCCGCACCGATCACCCCGAATGCTTCTCTAGTGCAGAGCAGGCGAGAGGTTTTATTCGAATGATACGCGGTGCTCATGGTAAGAGAAGCAAGCGGCAAGCGACACAACCTAGGCCGAAAGGTCACGCTGGGACGAAGCCGAAATGCCCTCCTAGCTTTGAAGACGAATGGGAAGTATTTGATTTAGGTAGCGACATCGACGTTGGTATTCTTTCGGATGCTCACATACCGTATCACGTTCCATTGGCTTTAGAATCCGGTGTAGCTGATCTCAAAAAAAGAAACCCAGACGTTATTTTAATCAATGGAGATTGGTGCGACTTCTACCAGGTATCACGATGGCAGAGAGATCCATCCAAGCGACGGTTTAGCGAAGAGTTAAAGGTGATCAAAGCAAGCCTAGAATGGCTTCGTTCTGAGTTTCCAAAAAAGCGAATCATCATGAAGGCCGGAAACCACGAAGAGCGATGGGATCACTTCATTTGGAATAGAGCACCGGAGATTTATGATCTAGCCAACGTGCAACTTCCGCAGCTTGTCGAGCTTGCGAAGTTTGGAATTGAGTACGTTGCAGATCAGCGAATAATCATGGCAGGAAAACTACCGATCCTGCATGGCCACGAATTTGGGAGCTCGTCTTTCTTCTCTCCAGTCAATCCGGCTAGAGGTGCCTTTCTCAGGACTAACCACACTGTTTTGGTAGGTCACTCACATCAAACAAGCAGCCATGCGGACAGTGATTTGATGCATGCCGAAACTTTTGTTTGGTCGGTCGGATGCTTGTGTGGATTAACTCCATCTTACAGAAGAACCAACAAGTGGAATCACGGATGCGCATTTGTGGAGGTCGCTAAAGATGGTTCGTTCGATGTTTCCAATATGCGAATAGCCAAAGATGGAACGGTGCGAAAATCATGATCGCAAAACCAAACATTGGAGACGTGATCGAAGTCGTCTTCCTCGACCACGCTGAGGGCCCACAAACACTCTCATTTCGCGTCTTCGGTCGTCTAGCTGCAAAGACTCGACTCAACTACGTAATCGATTGTTGGGAGCCAGAGGACGCTTCTACAGACGACGCAAACGGTTTCAACCGACATCAGTATTCGATCCTGAGAAAAACGATCAAAGAGCTCCACATCTTGAAACGAAAATAGGCTAGTTTTTGTTACAAAAATAATTCCGAAAATCTTTTCCTCATGCTGTTGACTACCGGACGCCGATACGGTATAGTAACTACATCAGACGGCAGCAACGCAAACAAGGAAACGAACAATGACGATTCAAGTAAACGAAGTAACAAATCAAGTCGCTTTCGGAAACGCCTACACATATGTTGACATGACATGCGAAAAGCATTCAGCCTTGGTTGTGATCGTTCGAGGTAGCAGCAACTACATCCGCGTAGTTGTTCAGAACGCTTCTAACAGAGCATGGAGAGGAATGGGAAAACAATTCGACAACGTCGCAGAGGCGTTGGCAAAGTACAAAACATCAGCAATACGCAGCATGATTGAACACGCGGTCGAAATCGCAAGGTAGGCTAACTCACTGACGAGCTGGCGAGACTCCAGCGAAACGGCTTAGGCCGTCTGAGTAAATTTAGCCGCAAGGCCCGCCTAGACGGTTTCGAGCCTTGGAGATTGAGAAATGGATAAGAGATTTAAAGGAAAAAACTACAGCATTTCGATTACTGACGGAACGGAAGTAGTGAACGGCAGTGAATGCTCAAACGGATGGTTTCTTTTGACGAAGCCAGACGGTGAAATCGAGGTTTTTGAATTGTTTGAAGAACTCATTTATAGCCACCCAATCTGTGAAGAGTCGCGTAGTACGTTTTGCGACAATATTGAGACAGCGGAAATGTTCTGCGAATACCTTCCTCTGGACTACGCGTGTTCGCTTGCTAAAGACCTTGTGACGGACGAAATAGAAGACGAATCACCTATCGTTACAAAGCTGATTATGCAAGTCCAGAAAGCAGGTTTCTTTATTGAAAGAAGTATAGCAGCCGATGTTTTGCGATCTGTTTGCGAACCAAACGTGGAGGCATAATTATGTTTGAAGTCACATACACAGTAAACGGAATTGAAGGCACCAAAAACGTCCGGTGCGAAACAGAGGAGCAAGCAATTGCAAAGATTCTGGAAGACATGCCAGATGCTTGCATTGTTCGTGTAGTTGGCCCTTGGAAGTTGTCATGACCGAACCAAACGATTGGATACGCGACTCGGTAGCCAACGCTGCCGAGTCCCAAGGCTTAACCGCTTACGCAATAGCCAAACTACTCAACGGCTCGCCGACAGAAGAGACGGTCAAGCGGTATATTGCAAAACGTTGCCATCTTGGGACGCAGCATGTTTCTAAGATCTGCGATGTGCTGGGGTTGGATTTGCGGGTGAGGAAGAGGAAGTAGTTCTTGATTTAGTTTACGCAGTCAAGCATAATTGGAGCATGATTGCAAAAATAGACAAAAACTGGATTACGGTAAAAGAGGCTGCAGAAATAATCGGATGCTCCAACGGTCACGTTCGGCATTTGATTGACGGCCAAAAATTGGTCGCCAAAAAGTTTGGAAACTGCTGGGCTATCGAATTCAAAGCAGCGGAGAAAGTCGCAAGAACTCCAGCGAAAACAGGCCGTCCAAGAAAAGTGCAAAAAAACTAGGTAACCCCTATTGCATGTTTACGCAGTAACGCGTAAAGTATTCGCGATGAACAAACTAGCGGCTTCTAGATTGCCAGGATTGGTAAAGGACAGCACATGGAAAAAAAGAGCAAGTGGAACCCACGGACTCATCCGTTTCGCGTTCGAAAGATTCGAGTTGGCGGTCCTCATGGTTGGTCGGACAGCGTAGCGACTTACTCCACAATTCAAGAGGCGGAGCTTGCGATGGACGCCAGGATGACTGGCGGTGAGTACGAAGCACAGCTCGATCAATCGAAGTTTGACGACTCTGGTAATTGGAATGGTTGGACACGAATAGCGATACGCAAGATACACAGAAAGATGGTGCGTGCGTCATGAGCTACACCGATCTCCCTCTATTCGCCTACGCACGCTCCTGCGATCCCGCAACGAGCCGCGAATCAGCGATCGACACGAAGCTAGTTGTCACAGGCTTGCGTCTAGTCTTCGTGCATCAAGTCAGAGAGCACGGACCATGCACGGCGAATGAAGCGGTCGAGCAGTTTGAAAACAATCATTACGCACAGTCGGTACGGAAGCGCGCTAGCGAGTGCGAGGCTTTAGGTTTAGTGCGAGTCATCGGGACTCGTGCATGCAAAGTAACAGGTAGGACGGTACAGATTTACGAGGTAATTGAGTGAGCACGACAACAGAACAAAACACTACCACAAATCAAAACATGGAGGCAATACGTCTTTCGGTCGAGGTCGTCTGCCTGATGCGACGAGCTGGCTACATAGTGAAGGATGACACAGTGTTGGAAGTGATTGAGTTGTGCAGCAAGGTTGCGAAGTAGTTGCGGCAAGGTTCGGCTTGGCGCGGCGGGGTATGGCGTGTCGCGGCAAGGCAGGGTTCGGCGAGGTTTCACGTTGCGGGTGAATAAGTCGTAGTAAGTATTGTTCGCGGCATGGCGAGGCGGGGCATGGCTCGGCCTGGCGTGGCTCGGCGTGGCGTGGCTCGGCGTGGCGTGGCGTGGCAAGGCAGGGTTTTGCTTACTGCGGGTGAATAAGTCGTAGTAAGTATTGTTCGCGGCAGGGCTCGGCGTGTCGAGGCGGGGCATGGCTCGGCCAGGCGCGGCACGGCGTGGCTGGGCCAGGCGAGGCGAGGCAAGGCAATGTTTTTACAAGGATATATGACATGAATCAGGTTTACATTATTTCTGATGGATCAGGGCTTTATAAAATCGGGATTACGAATGTGTCTGTAATGAAAAGGATGTCTCAATTGCAGACTGGAAACGGTCGGAAGTTAACGCTCACTGCTTCCTTTGCGTTAAAGGATTTTAGTAGTGAGTTTGTGGAGTCGTGGGTTCATCAACAATACCGAGAGTATCAAGCGGAAGCTGGAAACGAGTGGTTTAGGTTGGATGACACGCTATTGAAAAAGGTTATAGAAAATGTCAGCAAGTTTGAAAAAGGCGAGTGTCAGATTCATCGGTACCAAACCTCTCTTGTTCGATCGGTACGGGGGGACGAACGACTCGAAATTGGAACTGATAGAAAAAGTCTACTGGTCGAAAGAAGGTTTCGCTGTGATGCCGCAGATTAACATTTACTCGGCACTGTCAGCAGAAAACACGAAGTCTGTCGCAAAGATGTTTTTCGGGAAGAAGGCTAAGTCAATCGGAATGAGTATCAACAACTCACTGAACATAGTGCAACCTTATCCTCTGATTTTAAAGGACGGAAAGAAGATCGCAAAAGATGATTTTGAAAAGCATTTCACGAAGCAATTTCACGTAGCCAGACTCAATAAAAGCGGAACTGCTATTCCTAATCCGAAAGAAAGACCTTGCTTAGATACTCCTTGGGAAGTGTTTTTCGATGTTGAGTTTGTATCGACTTTAGATCTCACTTGGGAAGTAATGAAACAATGTTTTGACTTCTGCGGCATGATTGGGCTAGGAACGTATAGGCCGCTGTACGGTGGGTTCAGAACTGAAATAGAAATGGCATAGTGGCAGGGCATGGCGCGGCATGGCGAGGCAAGGTTTTGCTTACTGCGGGTGAATAAGTCGTAGTGAGTATTGTTCGAGGCAAGGCAAGGCAGGGCAGGGCAGGGCGCGGCGAGGCACGGCAGGGCTTGGCGAGGCAGGGTTTTGCTTACTGCGGGTGAATAAGTCGTAGTAAGTATTGTTCGCGGCAAGGCGGGGCATGGCTCGGCAAGGCGCGGCATGGCGGGGCGAGGATTGGCAAGGTTA